GGCTCCGACTCAATGATGTCATCAATCTGTGAAAGCAAGTCTGACAATTAACCTCTCCCGCACCTTCTCAAGTACATCTAATTGCAGCAGCAGGGCCTCTCGGCCCGCTGCGTTGGACCTAATGTCAGCTATAATGCACTTATCCACAGAATCTATCAAGTTGTGTATAAGTTCCTCCGTTTCTTCACTGACTGGCTGTTTTAGCATCTGACTTATCCACAGAGTTATCCAGCTTCTTAATATCGATGATGCTACTGGCGGTTAGCTTGGCCTCTTCTATCTCAGCATCGAGATTAGCATCGTAATACTTGAACTTGAGGTCGTTGTCCTGCTTCTGTAGCTCGAACTGCTGCTGCATCTGGACCATTTGCTGCTGCATCTGCTGCATCTGCTGTTGTTGCTGCTCTTGTGCTTGTGCTGCCTGCTGATCTGCTGCCATTGCTTCCTCACTGTCTGGGTCCACGAAGTACTGCTCGGGCTGGCCTAGGTCGGCCGCCCTCAAGTAATCTGTCATAGCATTATATAACTTGCCCTTATCGACTAGGCTACCCATGCCACCTGATGCTGCTAGTCCTGTCTGCTGCTGTATAACGGCGGATAGTCCCTGCAGGCGCTGGGCTTTCTCTGCTGTTGTCATGCCCATGACGACCTCGAGCACGTCCCGCTCTTGCCATTGTCCAGCATCTGACTGTTCCCACCTTCCACGCTGCTTCATCATGACTGGGCCTGCGATCTCAGTGCGCAGCAGCCGGTGAACAGCCATAAACGCTGGCTTAAGCATTGTCTCGACCAGGTTAGTGGCGAACCATCCGCCCATCTTCTCTACCATGCCTAGTGATCCTGCTGCTGCTGTTGCTGAGGCACTCATTAACGCGGCCTGTGCTTCGTTCATGTCCATACTGGCGCCAATACGCTGCACTCGAACGTTGTCCAGGTAATCCAAGCCCTGTATGGCTTGAGGGCCTATGTCATTACTTGGTAATGGCACGACTGCAGTGGGATTACGCATTCGGACCACGCCATTGATACGTCCACTAGTGAGATCGGCCATATTGACCTGACCCTCTACCGCTCCGATGCGGCTGCTGTTCATAACATCGAGGTTGTCCATGTAGTTGCGCAGGATGTGTGTCTTGCCCTCTTGTATTGCTGCCAGTAGTTCAAACAGACCAGTGCCCTGTACTCGGTGTGGCATCGGTATGCTTGAGCCTGTCACAAAGGGTACATGACTAACTGGCTCGTTCTTCAGTATCTCGCCGCCTGAGTACCAGACATAGCGCAGCTCAGAGCTATTGTTGTCGCGCATACTCATGCGGATGTAACAGCAGTACACGATCTTCAGTCGTTCGCTGTTCTGTGCTGCTTGAGCGTCATCATTGCCATATATGCCTTGCCTGGCATTCACTGCAGGCCAGAATGCCGCATCACCATCGGGTAGCTCGCTGATTACCTGGTCACTGATCCCCATCTCGGACAACTGAGCACAGGTGTATAGCTTCTTCTGTGCGACAAAGCGCTGGTCTTGAATAGACTCATAGCCCCGGCCCTCGCTGAATAGCATGTCCTCGGGCGGTATAGACTCGAACTTTAGCTTAGTCGTGGTTGTGGTCCGCTTGGCTGTGGTCTTGGTAGCGCTGCTAGTGACCTTAACCTCTTGGTTCTCTGCAGTAGGCTGGCTGATTATGAAGATAGCCTCATCGGGTAGATCAGGTGGGTAAACATCCTCAGTCACGCGTACATCATCGTCGGTGCTGATCTTCATCCAGCCATTACCAATTAATAGCGCGTCGTGGCATGCCTCGAAGATAGTACGCCAACCACCTGACCGGCTCATCTGGTCCCGGGTAAAGTCACTCTCTGATTGAGCCGCCTGCTCGTCTTCGTCACCGTTGGGCACGAACTCCAGTAGTGTGCTCTTCAGGATAGGCTGTATCTGCGCCAGCATGCTATGCACTGCGTCCGCTAGGTCTGTGCTGACAATGGCGGACCTACCCTCTGCCGGTGCTGGCATGATGCCCGAGTAGTAGTTGAGCGCCGACTGACGCTTGCTGCTTAATACATCGCTATCGTAGCCCTGCGCCTGCTGTATCTCGCGCTCTATAATCGCACTGATATCGTCGTCACTCAGTCTCATCCTACTCGCCCCTTATCCATGTTGCTGTAATCAAGCTCTTCTGCCCATGCTGACAGCATATCAGTCCCTGTGACGGCTAGATACAGCATAGCATCCGCCCCGTGACTGGTCCAATCGTGTAATGGCTTGAGTTGTAATACGCCCTTTTGATCCTGCCAGTCTGATCGGTACTGTCTAAGCGCCTCGATACCATCAAAGCAGCCGTCTTTGTCAAAGCTACATCGTGGCAGCATAGACCTGACCGCCTCAATGCCTGTGATCACGGGCTCCGATGGTGCCACTATCACGTCCAAACCTAGCGAGTACAGCGTATCCAAGCGGGTCATGCCAGTACTCAGACTGCGAACCTTGATGTCATGTGGTGCAATGACCTTGCCGTAGACGTGCTGCCGGGACTTCCAGTCGTTCACGATGTCAGGCAGTCCCATGTTCGTGTACTCGGCGTAGTCAATGAACCGTATGTGCTCGCCATCGCATTGAAAGAACCAACAGGCTGTAGCATCGTTAATGCCCAGGTCCATACTGATATGCACTGGGTAGTCAGGCCGTGCCACCAGTGAGGTGATGCGTCCCTTCTCATCCAGCACTTGCATAGACTCAGCCCAGTACGCTCCTTTGATGGCTGCGTCCCAGCTACAGTTGAATTCTTGGTCATATTCAGCGACTGACATGCTGCGCTGTGCACTCTGGAGCTCGCCGTCATCCACTATGTGTGTATCTTGTGCTCTGAATATCCCACGCCACCACTGATCGTCATCCTCTGCCTGCTGCCAGACATCATAAAAGAGCCCATGCCTACCATGTGGCGTGCCAATAAACAGAGCACCACCGCGACGATCAGACAATGCCGGGCGTAGTACTTCAGTCCACATTGATGGTGGCATCTGGGCTGGCTCATCCAGTACACAGAAGTCACTGTATATACCTCGGCTTGCATGTGGGTTGTCAGCGGAGCCCAGTTGTATGACTGCACCACCTGGCAGTGTGCACTTGAGCTCGCTTTCGTTGTAGATAGTGCCATTGAAGACAGCGGTGCAATCCTTCACATACTGCCATGCCACCTTCTTAGCCTGTGCATAGGTTGGACAGAAGTAATGCACGATCGGGCGCCGTTGCTTACATTCGAGCGCCTTCCTGACCAGCATAGCCACCGCCAGCACTGTCTTGCCGAACCTACGATGGGCTAATAGCACGTTGAAGCGTCTAGCCTCGTTCCATACCACCCATTGGTGATCACGGAGCTCTACGTCAATCGGGCTTTCTGAAGATGAAATGCTGTCCGACAAATTCTACGTCTCCACTGTGATCAATAGCCTTGAGATCAGGCATAGTCTTTGCCAGGTATAGCTTAGCCCAGCCCAGTTGTATAGCCCCCCCTTGAGAATCATCCAAAGCCTTTAATAGCACGGTCTCTAGAAGCTTGGTTGCTTTCTGTGCCGCCTCCCTATCACGCTCTATTTTACGTGTCGTCGCTTGCGTCGCCATGTTCGATCTCTGTAATAGTCACAAGTAAATGAGGGTTATCCCTCTGTGGGATACACCTCACAATGTGCAGGCTGTCGATGTTGTAATCGCTATCATACCACCCGGCATGTTGCAATGCATCCAGTGAGACTTTGCACAGGTTGTCCAGGTCTCTGCGTCTATAGTTAGCCTGGGTACATCGTATATAGACCGCAATCTTCTTATTACCAAACCCAAACCCTTTAGCTGGAGAGCAGTAGTTAATAATGTGTTTTCGATACTCCCTCGCATCCTTACTTAGTATCGGCATGTTGTTAACAACACGATATGTTGCATTTACTGATGGAGGTATAGGCAAATGCAAAGTAAACCCACTTTCTTCTTTAATCACCATAATAATTCCCTTTTTAATGAGAGCGCGTTGCCCTTTAGGGCCTTGAGCGCTCGAACATTACAAATTGTTAATAATAAATACCTTGACAGGTTTTAAGGCCTATAAATATAATCAGAGCGTAGCGAGGCACATGTACCACTACAACTCAGATCGATCGCTCAAGGGGCTAAAGCCCAC